GATAGCATGGCATTTAAAATGAAGGGTAAAAGCCCTATGACGAAAGCTCTTGTAGGCAAACAAGAGAACTTACCGGATCATATTAAGCAAGAGATACTAGATGCACCAGAAACTCCTATGAAAAGTAAAGAAGATAGGATTAGAGGTAAAAAAGGCGGTACAGTTAAAAACGTTACAGAACGCTTAAACGAAGGTAATATAAAAGGTGCGAGGTTAGCAAGAAAGCGAAATGTAGCTTCTAGCAAAGGCAAAAAAGCAAAGGCTGATAGACTACAAAGAAAAGTAGACTCTCAAGACTCAAAGTTTTTTAAAGATTAAGCTTAACGTAGCAAAGCAAAATAATGGCTTATAAACTAGGTAGAGAAAAAAGACGGATTAGGAACTCTAAAGAAACACCTATATTTAGAAAAAATCTAGATAAAGGTATACTTGGAGAAGCTAATATGGATGGTAGTATCTACGTAGACAAAGATGTACCTAAAGGTAGCGCGCTAGAAAAAAAGGTTATACGTCATGAAAGCGTTCACGCTAAGGAAATGAAGCAAGGTAAAATTGCTTATGGTGATGACTATGTAAGAGATGGTAATAAGACTTACCATAGAAAAGACGGTAAAATAAAGTACAATGGCAAGTGGCACGAAGAAGGAAGCAATGTATTTCCTTGGGAGAAGAGAGCTAAAAAAGCAGAGTAATGAAAAAGATTAAAGATACAGGCCTAGGTAAATGGCTTAAAAATAAAGCGCCAAACGTTCTTGACGTAGTAGGAGACTTTCTACCAGACTCAGGAGCTCTTGGCGTAGTAAAAAACCTTATTGATAAAGATCCAGATGTAGACACAGAGTCAGGTATGGCTGCTGTAGATGCTGAGGTTCAGTTTCAAAATAACGTAAGCGAAAGGTGGAAAGCTGATATGGGTAGCGATGTAAAGCTAGCTAAGATGATTAGACCACTAACACTTATATGTTTAATGGGTATGTTCATGCTAACAATGGTTTTTGATAGCGTAGATACATTGCCTTTCAATGTTAAAGATTCATATGTAGATTTGCTACAGATACTTATGTTAACCGCGTTTGGTGCATACTTTGCTGGTAGATCTATAGAAAAAGTAAAAAAATAAAATGGGAATTAATTCAACAGCTACAGCTTATAACTTTGGGCAACTAGGTAGCGGTCACTTAAAAAGTCTAACCGAGCTTTTTGCTCCAACAGGAAAAGTAATTGTAGCTATAACAACACTAGAGGCTGTTAAATTTGCTAAGCTAATTGCTGATGCTTCGTACATAGCTAATGGAAGCGCAACAGTAGATGATGGCGTGTCTTTCATAGGAACTGGAACGCAGTTTTTAGCAAACGGAGAAGACAATGACGGTGATGCTGTAGTTTCAGCCCCAATCGCTGCCACAGTAGAGTTTCCAGCAGGTTTAACTATATACGGTAGGTGGACAAGTGTTCAGTTAACAGACTTTGACGCCTCTGGAACAGATGCGTATGGTGACGGTATAATCATATACTACGGTCACTAATGGCTTTAGGTAACGCTAATAGCTCTGCTCAATCTAGAGGTAAGAATAAACCTATACTAGTAAAGCGCAGGAAAGAAGTTGTAACTGCAAAAAACTACACTCGAATAGCTGCTTCTACTACACAGCGTTCTTCGGCTTGTGCGCTTGATACAAGAAGCGCTTGCACCGAGTCTTACTACCACGACGGTAGCGGACCGTTACCACAGGTTGGAGACAAGGTATATTCTAAAAAAAGAGCTGGTGAACAGTTTATACTACGAGCTGGTCACTATAAAACAACAAACCTTGTATTGTTTCAAAGTTTTGAAATGAATAGAAGTGGTGTAGTTGCGGCTGTAACGCCGTGTAAATCATAAAACAATTTTAATTTAATACAATACAATTATGGGTAAAAAGAAAGAAAAGGTCGTAGACCTAAAACCAGAGAAGATCTCTGAAGAAAACTTAAAAGAATTACAAAACGTAGTTTCAGCTATCAATAAACTACAGTTTGACATTGGGCAAATGGAAGTGCAGAAACACAATGCTCTTCATGCTTTATTCCAAGGCAATGACAAGCTAAACAGTTTACAAGATAATCTTAAAGATACTTATGGCACTAATGATATCAACATACAAAATGGTATCATAAACTACAAAGAAGATGAGCCATCTAATTCGTAAGATAACTATAGGTAAAGACTACAAGAATGACTCTATGCACTACGCTGTAGGACAAGAAGTGTATGGCGGTCATACTATTTGTGATATACTAGAAGAAAAAGATAAGTACTCTATTTATATTCGCAAAGAGAAAGCAGTTATACCTTGGAAAGATTTTAACAAGAACATGGCTATATCAGTTGAGTATAACCTAGAATACTAATGAAGTCGGTTTACAACTACGTTGTAGAACCATTAGGAGAAAGGTACAACAACATAAAAAAGGTTGGAGACAAAGAGCTAATACTAAACACCGAGGTATTTAACCACCAGCATGTAAACAGAGAAGCTATAGTTTTATCTGTACCTAAGGTCGGTGAATCAGAGGTTCAACCTGGAGATATAGTAACATTACATCACAACGTCTTTAGAAGATGGCATGATGTAAAAGGCAAAGAAAGAAATAGCAGGTCATTCCTTGAAGAAGGTAAATACCTGGTAACGCAAGACCAAATATACCTATATAAAAGAGATGGTGATTGGGTTTGTCCTAAGGGTTATTGCTTCGTGCAGCCTATTAAGGACAAAAGCCAGTTAAGCGTTGAAACTGAAAAACCACTAGTTGGTATTGTTAGATACTCCGACGGAACTGTAACTGTAGGCGATCTAGTTGGGTTTGACCCAATTAGCAAATTTGAGTTTGTGGTAGACGGTAAAAGGATGTATAGGGCGTTATCTAAATTTATTACAATTAAATATGAATATCAAGGAGACGAAGAAGAATATAATCCAAGCTGGGCACAGAGCAGTTGAGGAATTAATCAAAGTAGCTAAAGAAGCTATTGTTGATTCAGATGATGATATATCAGCTGATAGACTCAAGAATGCCGCTGCCACAAAAAAGCTTGCGATCTTCGACGCTTTTGAAATATTAAACAGAATCCAAGAAGAAGAAAATCTACTTGAAGGTCGAGAGACTGTAAAAGAAGAAAAGGTTTTCAAGGGTTTTGCTGAAGGAAGATCTAAGTAATGTACGAACAGACATTATATAAAGTAATAGAGCCTATAAAGAAAACCACACTTACTAGATTAAACAGAAGTAAGAAGTGGAAGTATGGTTACGATAAAGATCACGATATAGTGGTCTTGTCTAGAACCGGTGTTATAGGTGAAATATATGATATACAAGGTTTTAAAATAGCTTTGCCTAAAGCTCCAACTAACTTCAAATCTAAAACTGATAAGTGGAGCAAGGAAGAGCCGCCTAAAGAGTTGGCACGCATAAAGACTATATTTGACTGGAGAAACTACCCAGAAGAACAAAAAGCAAAGTGGCATGACTACATAGACGAAGAGTTTAGACGTAGAGAAGAAGGTCATTGGTTTATGAATAAAGGTAAGCCAACTTACTTGACTGGTAGCCACTACATGTATTTGCAATGGAGCAAGATTGACGTTGGTGCACCAGACTTTAGAGAGGCCAATCGGCTGTTCTTTATATTCTGGGAAGCCTGCAAAGCTGATAAAAGATGCTATGGAATGTGCTACCTTAAGAACCGTCGTTCAGGGTTTTCTTTTATGAGTTCAGCAGAAACAGTTAACTTAGCCACTATATCAAGTGATAGTAGATATGGGATCTTGTCTAAGTCTGGTGCCGATGCGAAAAAAATGTTTACTGACAAAGTGGTACCTATATCAATTAATTACCCCTTCTTCTTTAAACCTATACAGGATGGTATGGATCGTCCAAAGTCTGAGTTAGCGTATAGAGTTCCTGCTAGTAAATTCACTCGTAAAAAAATAGAGGTTAACGAACAACTAGAGGAGATAGTGGGTCTTGATACAACCATAGACTGGAAGAACACAGGTGACAACAGCTACGACGGTGAAAAGCTAAGTCTGCTAGTGCACGATGAAAGTGGTAAGTGGGAGAGACCTGATAACATATTGAACAACTGGCGAGTAACAAAGACTTGCCTAAGACTTGGAAGTAGAATCGTAGGCAAATGCCTCATGGGATCTACTTCAAACGCATTAGATAAAGGAGGTAGTAACTTTAAAAAATTATATAATGACTCAGATGTATCAAAGCGAAATCGTAATGGACAAACAAAGTCTGGGCTTTATTCTCTCTTTATCCCTATGGAATGGAACTATGAAGGATTTATTGACGAGTACGGACTTCCAGTGTTTGATAATCCAAGTGATGGAGAACGACTGGGACCAGACGGTGAACTAATAGATGTTGGAGTAGTAGACTCGTGGGAGAATGAAGCTGAAGGATTAAAAGATGATCAAGATGCTTTGAACGAATTTTACCGTCAGTTTCCTAGAACTACGGAACATGCTTTTAGAGATGAGAGCAAAAACAGTATCTTTAACCTAATGAAGATATATGAGCAAATAGACTACAATGAAGGTAGTAGGCACAACGCTCACACTACTACTGGTAGTTTTAGTTGGGTTAACGGGATAAAAGATTCTAAGGTAATATTTCACCCAGATCCAGGCGGAAGATTTAAAGTAAGCTGGGTTCCACCAGCAAACTTACAAAATAAACAAATAATTAAAAATGGCATTAAGTTTCCAGGTAATGAGCATGTTGGAGCATTTGGATGTGATAGCTACGACATTAGTGGTACTGTCGATGGTCGCGGCTCGAAAGGCGCTTTACACGGATTAACAAAATTCTCTATGGAAGACGCGCCATCAAGCACGTTCTTTTTAGAGTATATAGCAAGACCACAAACTGCGGAGATGTTTTTTGAAGATGTGCTAATGGCGTTAGTATTTTACGGAATGCCATTACTAGCAGAGAACAACAAGCCAAGATTACTGTACTATCTACGCCGAAGAGGCTACAGAGGTTACAGTATGAACAGACCAGACAAGATCTGGAAAAAACTATCTGTTGCTGAAAAAGAAATAGGTGGCATACCTAACTCAAGTGAGGATATCAAGCAAGCGCATGCGTCTGCTATAGAAATGTATATACAAGGACATGTAGGTCATCTAGGTGAAGGCAACTACGGAACAGTGTATTTTAACGAGTTGTTAAATGACTGGGCTAAGTTTGATATAAATAAACGAACAAAGCATGATGCTTCGATTAGTTCAGGCTTAGCTATTATGGCTTGTAACAGACACTTGTATGCCCCAAACGCAAAAGTACAAAGAGCACCAATGGATTTGAATATAGCAAAATACGATAATAAAGGGTTTAACTCCCAGATAATTAAATAAGCATGGCTGAGTCAGTATATGTAAATTTTCCTTCTCAAGCGGTTTCTGACCTAGAGAAAATGAGTCCAGAGTATGGGCTTAAAGTAGCTCACGCTATTGAGCAAGAGTGGTTTAAAGACTCTCATAACAATAGATACAATACAACCCAAAATAAATTTCATCAACTTAGGCTGTACGCTCGTGGTGAGCAGTCGATACAAAAGTACAAAGATGAATTATCTATTAATGGTGATTTATCTTATTTAAATTTAGATTGGAAGCCAGTACCCATTATACCTAAGTTTGTAGATATCGTTGTAAACGGAATGTCTGAAAGGATGTTTAACGTTAAGGCTTATTCTCAAGATCAATATGGAGTAAGCAAAAGAACTGACTACATGGAGTCCATGCTTAGGGACATGGAGAGCAAACAGTTTAATGATAAAGCTGCCGAGTTATTTAGTGCTGACTTATATGAAACTGATCAAGCTAAACTACCAGACACTAAGGAAGAGCTAGAGTTGCATATGCAGTTAAATTATAAGCAGGCTGTAGAAATAGCAGAAGAGCAGGCTATTGGTGTTTTACTAGAAGGTAATAAATATGATTTAACTAGGCGTAGATTATTGTACGACCTAACAGTATTAGGCATAGGTTGTGTAAAAACAAACTTTAACTTAAGCGAAGGCGCTACAGTTGAATACGTTGATCCAGCGAATATTGTATACTCTTACACTGACTCACCTTATTTTGAAGATATATACTATATAGGCGAAGTTAAAACTATACCTATTAACGAACTTGCAAGAGAGTTTGATCATCTTACGCAAAGTGATATAGAAGAAATATACAACAATACTAGCAAAAGAAATTCAAGAGGTAGACGTATACAAGGTATGGACAAAAACAAAGTGCAGGTAGTGTACTTTAACTACAGGACCTATACTAATGACGTCTATAAAATTAAAGAAACCGGAACTGGCGGTATGAAGGCTATAGAAAAGCCTGATACATTTAATCCTCCAAAAGATAAAGAAGGTGGATACGAAAGGTTGCAGCGGTCTGTAGAGTGCATATTTGAAGGCGCAATGGTTATTGGCACGGATAAACTTTTAAAGTGGAATAAAGCTGAAAACATGATGCGCAGTAAATCTGACTTTAACAAAGTTAAGATGAATTACTCTATTGTAGCGCCACGCATGTACGAGGGTCGTATTGAGTCTTTAGTTAGTAGAATCACTGGGTTTGCTGACACTATTCAGTTAACGCATTTAAAGTTGCAGCAAGTTATGTCGCGCATGGTTCCTGATGGAGTATACCTTGACGCTGATGGGCTTGCTGAAGTTGATTTAGGTAACGGAACTAATTACAATCCCCAAGAAGCGCTTAACATGTTCTTCCAAACTGGTAGTGTAATTGGTAGAAGTTTTACATCTGACGGAGATCAGAACCCAGGTAAAATACCTATTCAACAAATATCTAACGGCGCTGGACAAAATAAAATTGGTAGCTTAATACAGACTTATAATTACTACTTACAAATGATTCGTGATGTAACGGGTCTTAACGAAGCTAGAGATGCCAGTGTACCAGATCCTAATTCTTTAGTTGGAGTTCAAAAACTAGCTGCAGCTAACTCTAACGTAGCTACAAGACATATACTACTTGGATCAATGTTTTTAACGGCTGAAGTAGCAGAAGCTTTATCGTTACGCATATCTGATATACTTGAATATTCTCCAACAGCAGATGCGTTTGTGCAGAGCATAGGATCACACAACGTGGCTACGTTAAAAGAAATGTCAGAACTTCATCTGTATGATTTTGGTATATTTTTAGAGCTTGAGCCTGACGAAGAAGAAAAGCAGTTATTAGAAAATAACATACAAACGGCTTTGTCTCAAAAACTTATTGATCTTGACGATGCTATAGATATTCGTGAAGTAAGAAATTTAAAGCTAGCAAATCAGTTGCTAAAAATTAAACGCAGGAAAAAACAAGAAAGAGATCAAAGACTACAGCAAGAAAACATGCAAGCCCAGGCAGAAGCGAATTCGCAAGCTCAACAAGCCGCTGCTAACACTGAGATACAAAAAAATAAGGCAAAAACTGAAGCGGAAATCCAACTAGAATCTGTTAGGGCTGAAGCTAAAATGAGGCACTTGCAAGAAGAGGTTAGATTAAAGAAAGAGCTAATGACCTACGAGTTTGAGCTCAATCAACAGGTTCAACAGCAACAACGTAAACAATCGCAAGATCTTGAAGGTATTAAAGAAGCTGGCAAAGATAGGCGAGAAAACATGAAGCAAACGAGTAAAAAGTTTGAGTCTTCAGGTAATGATATACTTGGAGGCGGAATGGGTTTAGATAAGTTCAACCCACAAATTGGTAATTAATTATATAATATATTATGGAAGAAGTAAAAAATGAAGAGGTAACCGAAGAGGTTATCCAAGAAGAGCCTCAGGTAGAGGCTGTAGAAGAACAGGCACCAGAGCTTGATCTAGAAAAATTTGAAAGCAAAGATGATCCAGACGTCATCAAAGTAGATTTAAGTAAACCAGTAGAAACAGTAGATGAAAACCAAACAGATCTCGAAGAGGTTATTGCAGAAGTTGAACAAGAAGAGATCGCTGATGTCGAAGCACCCACGCTTGAAGAAATAACAGATGAAGAAGTTATAACTGAAGAAGAAGTCGTAGAAGCTTTAGATGCAAACGAAGAAACGGGTAAAGCTATACCAGAGAATGTCCAAAAGCTACTTGACTTTATGGACGACACTGGTGGAGATCTAGAAGATTATGTAAACCTAAACCGAAACGTTGAGGATTTAGATAATCAAGATGCTTTGCGAGAATACTACAAAAGAACTAAACCTCATCTAAACTCGGAAGAAGTAAACTTCTTGCTAGAAGATACTTTTTCATTTGACGAGGATGTAGATGATGAAAGAGATATTAAACGTAAAAAATTGGCCCTCAAAGAGCAAGTTGCCGAGGCCAAGACCTACTTAGACGGGCAAAAGTCTAAATACTACGAAGAGATTAAAGCTGGAAGCAAGCTCACTCAAGAGCAGCAGAAAGCAATTGATTTCTTCAACCGATACAATAAAGAGTCAGAGCAGACGCAAAAACTAGCTGAAAAACAAAAGGCCAGATTTTTTGATAAAACAGAAAAGGTTTTTAACGACAAATTCAAAGGTTTTGAATATAACGTCGGAGATAAAAAATTTAGGTACAATGTTAAAGATGCGAGCAATGTAATGGAAACACAAAGCGACATAAACAACTTTGTCAAAAAGTTTTTGAACGAAGATAATACAATGTCAGATGCTAAAGGTTACCATAAGAGCTTGTACACGGCTATGAACGCAGACGCAGTTGCTAATCACTTTTACGAACAAGGCCGAGCAGACGCACTGAAAGACAGTGTTGCAAAAGCTAAGAATATAAATACCACTGCTAGATCCACTCAAGGTGAAGCGCAAGGTGGTATAAAAGTAAGAGTTCTAGGTGATGATTCTGCCTCTTTTAAGTTCAAAATTAAAAATAAAAACAAAAATTAAAATTAAGAAAAAATGGCAATTTCAAATCCAGGTGGAAATTTGAATAGCGTACCAGCTCCACAGAAGCAAACGCTAGATTCAAACTACATCGATTTTACAGCATCTGACCAAGGTTGGGCGCAACAATACCTACCGGATCTTATGGAGAAGGAGGCTGAGGTTTTTGGACCTCGTACAATTTCTGGTTTCCTATCACAAGTAGGAGCAGAAGAAGCGATGACAGCGGACCAGGTTATCTGGACTGAGCAAGGTCGTTTACATATCTCTGTTCAAGGTACACTAAGTACAGGTGATTCTATCTTTACTGTAACAGGAGACATCGACGGTAACAATGCGGGTACTACAAATGTGTTTACTTTAGCTAACCATGGTGTTAGACTAAATGATATCGTTTTAGTAGCTGTAGCCGGTAAAGTAATTAGAGCTCACGTAACAAAAGTGGATGGCGTAGCTATTACTGCACAGCCATACAGCGTTGAAAATTTCGACGATGATACTGCTATTGGTACTGCGAGTACTACAGCAGCTACTATGTTAGTTGTAGGTTCTGAGTTCAAAAAGGGTGTAACTGGTCAAGGTTCTTACGGATCAGGTACTGGTTCTGCTAGAACAGTTAAGCCAACTCACGTTTCTTTCAACAACAAGCCAATCATTATGAAGGACGCTTACGAGATCTCTGGATCTGACGCTTCTCAAATTGGTTGGGTTGAAATCTCTGGAGAAGACGGACAAAGCGGTTACTTATGGTACTTGAAAGCTGAAGGCGATACTCGCTCACGCTTTACAGATTACTTAGAGATGACTATGATGGAAGCTGAGAAAACAGCGGCTGCATCGCACATTACAAATGCTGGAGGTACTAACGATACAGATTATGCTGCATTAGGAGTTAACTCAGGTAGTGAAGGTTTATTTGCTGCTATTGAGTCTAGAGGTAATGTTACTACTGGCGTTACTGGTGTTAACGCTGCTACTGACCTAGCTGAGTTTGATGCTATTCTAGCAGAGTTTGATTCTCAAGGTGCTATTGAAGAGAACATGATGTTTGTTAATCGTTCAACTGCTTTAGCAATGGACGACATGCTTGCTTCAATGAATTCTTACGGTGCTGGAGGTACTTCTTACGGGGTATTCGAGAACGATGAGGATATGGCTCTTAACTTAGGATTCTCTGGATTCCGTCGCGGATCTTACGATTTCTACAAGTCAGACTTCCGTTACTTAAACGATAAAGCTACTCGTGGTGGAATCAATAGCCGTGCTACTTCAGACGCTATCCGCGGTGTTGTTATTCCTGCAGGAACTTCAACTGTATACGATCAGTCACTAGGAAAGAACCTTAAGCGTCCTTTCTTACACGTTCGTTACAGAGCTTCTAATACGGACAACCGTAAGATGAAGACTTGGACTACTGGTTCAGTTGGAGCTGTTACATCTGATCTTGATGCAATGCAAGTTCACTACCTATCTGAGCGCTGCTTAGTGGTACAAGGTGCAAACAACTTCATGTTGATGAAGTAAGATTATATTTGGTGAAACTACCCTGCCTTCGGGTGGGGTAGTTTTATATTAATTTTTTATTATATTATATTATGGCTAAAAAGCAAACAAAAAAAGTAGAGGTCGAAGAGCCCTACGTAGAAGAGACAGTTGTAGTTGAAGCTCCAAAACCGGAGCCAAAACCAATTGTAAAAGAATTATCTAAGAAAAATGATTGGGAAATCAAAGATAGAATATACTGGTTGACTAGCAATAAAAAACCTTTAAGCTATTCTCTTAAATCTTCAGGTATATATTATTTTGATGAAGAAAAAGGATATGAAAGAGAACTTAAAAACACTTCAAATCAAAGAACGCCTTTTGTAGACGAAATGAAAGGTGATCAACGGTTATCTCACATCATGTTTAGAAACGGGTATCTTCATGTACCAAAAGAAAAAACGGTCTTGCAGAAATTACTATCACTGTACCACCCTAATAGAGGCACCGCTTATTACGAATACAAACCAGAAGTAAAAGCGATAAACGAAGTTGAGCTAATTCAAATGGAAATAAATGCGTTAAACGCTGCTATGGATATTGATATTGATTTAGCTGAGGCTGTGATGAGAGCAGAGATTGGTTCTAAGGTATCAGAGATGAGTTCTAGCGAACTTAAACGCGACGTGTTAGTGTTTGCAAAAAGAAATCCTAGTTTGTTCTTAGAACTTGTTAACGACGACAACGTAATGCTTAGAAACTTTGGTATCAAAGCCACTGAGCTAGGAATTATTAAATTATCTTCCGATCAACGCTCATTTTCATGGGGAAGCAATGATAGAAAGATAATGACTGTTCCTTTTGATGAACACCCATATTCAGCATTAGCCGCTTGGTTTAAGACTGATGAAGGGATGGAGATATACTCCAATATAGAAAAACGATTAAATTAATAATCAATGGTGATGCAACTGCCCTTCGGGGTGGTTGCAAAACTACAAAAAAAGAATTATGGCAATAAGTGTAGACACAGTATATCAAAGAGTATTAGCCCTTGCAAACAAAGAGCAGCGTGGCTATATAACTCCGCAGGAGTTTAACTTATTGGCAAACCAGGCTCAGATTGCTATATTTGAGTCTTATTTTTATTCTAAAAATATAAGGAATAGAAAAGAAGAATCTGTAGATCCAGAAATAGACGAAACAAATATTTCTGAATTAATATCTTCAAAGTTAAATCCGTTTCTAACAGTTGAGCCAGTGTCAGCTGGTCACACATTTCCTAGCACGGTTGCTGCGGGTGGAGAGCAATGCGACGTATTTCAAACAGGTAGAGTGTTTTATAACAACCAAGTTTGTTATAAACTACCAATAAACGAGGCCATTAGATTCACTAAGTCTATTAGACATATTGCAACAACATCAGGAGACGGACCTATATTTACCGACAACATAGTTACAGGTAGAGACATACTGGTGTATGCTGGGAGCTCAATGCCTATAGCAAGCGGTATTTCTGTAGAGTGCTTTAGAGTACCTACTCAAGCAAATTGGGGATATGTTGTTGTTAACGAAAAAGCGTTATACAACGCAAACGTGGCTGTAGACTTTGAGCTACATAAATCAGAAGAAGATACTTTAGTTAACAATATACTAGAATTAGCTGGCATAATCATTAACAAACCAGGTCTGTTCCAGCTTGCGGCTGGTAAAAACGCGGCTGAACAACAACTTCAAAATCTATAATAAATGGGCATAATAAGATCAACAGGTGCTGGTTATTACGATAACGATGGCATTAACAATGATAATAAATACGGTGATTACAGATACATACCTCTTAGCGAGATTATAGACTCTTTCAATGCTGCATATGTTGGCGAAGGAAAAATATGTGAAAACGTTGCGCTTAATGATGTTAACTTCCATGCTATAAGAGCTTTGCAAGAGCTTAGCTATGATACGCTTAAATGCACTAAAGATTGGGAGATAACAGTTCAGTCAACACTAGTCTCTGTAATGCCCATAGATTATGTTAACTATGTTAAGTTATCGTGGAGCGATGGTAACGGCATAGAAAGAATTATATACCCTGCTAGTAAAACCTCTAATGCTAGAGTTGCAACCACAGCCAATGAGTTATTAAGTGGCGGTCACGCTACTACGGGTGACGACATTGTTGAAGTGATGGCGGATGCTAATGGAAATCAAATATCAGCCAGCATGAACAACTTTGTTTCTCAAACATCAACAGATATAGGTTCAGTCGATTCTGATGATATGGATGACGAATACGGAGAATTAGTTGGTAATAGATACGGTATAGACCCACAGTATGCTCAAGCTAATGGAAGTTTTTATATTGATCACGATAAAGGTAAGTTTCACTTTAGCTCTAACTTAAGTGGCAAAACACTTGTTATAAAGTATATTAGTGATGGATTAGCGAACACAGCAGGTAATGCTGGTATAGATCTTACTAATAGCATGGTGCCAAAACTAGCTGAAGAAGCTATATACAAGCACGTATTATACGGCGTGTTATCAGCGAGAAAAGATACACCAGGTGGCTTACTTGGTCAAATAAAAAGAGAACGCTTTGCTGAAACAAGAAAAGCAAAGCTACGTTTATCAAATATTAAGTTAGAAGAATTAACTCAAATACTTAGAGGAGGATCTAAGCAAATTAAACATTAATACATGCCAGAGTTAAAGAGAGTTTTCTCAGCGGCCAAGATGAACAAAGACATGGATGAGCGTGTCGTTCCTAATGGTCAATATAGAGATGCAAATAACATAGAAATAGCTACTTCAGAAGGTTCTAATGTAGGTACCGTGCAATCGTTATTAGGTAACACTAATAAAAATACTTTATTTACTTATGAAAACTCTTCTGCTATAGTTCTTGGTGCAGGCGGTACAGTTTCTAGTAAATACGGACCTCACACTAAAAGCACTGTTGTAGCTTCTATAGCCCACCCATCTACGGATAAAATATATTCTTTTGTTTCTGCTGGTGACTCTAACGATAGCACTAACTTATTTGGTACTATCGATAATGGAGCGACTGACTTTACACATAATAGCGCTAAAGATTATATCATTGAATACGATACTGTAGCAAAAAGCAACAAGTACGTGTTTGTAGATATATTCAGAGTTCACGCAGAAGTTGATGCTAGTGGAAGTGGTGTGGCTACTGGTAATACATTTCATATAACTACACAAGCAATTGATTCTGCTGGTAATCAGAATTGTGAGATAAGACCTGGTATGTTTATAACTACATCAGCTACTACAGTACAAACTACTGAAGCTGATAATCTAGTTGTTACGGACGTGTCGTTTGATACTGCGGGCGGTTTAAACCGTTGGAAAGTAACAACAAATAAAGCTCATGGCCTTGATGACGATGATGTTATAACGTTTAACGGTAATAGAGTATTAAACTTTTCTAAGAATAGATTAATAACCGCTGTAAATATTATTGATGATTTTATTTATTGGACAGATAACTTTAGTGAGCCAAAGAAAATAAATATATCTAGATCAATAGCTGGTACTGGTGGTGTTGTTAATTTAATCGCGGGAGATGTAACGGCTACGTTTGAAGATCAAAACCTTGATATATTCCACACTAGGTTAGTTAAGGACAAAAGCTCTTATACTGACGAAAGTAGCAGATACAGAGTAGTTACTAACGCAGCAGAAACTCACCCTGTTTACGTTGACGAATCTCATGTTACTGTGATACGTAAAGCTCCTACTCAGCCGCTAGAAATAGACATGTACAGAACGTCTAGTGCGAGAGTAAATTCGGCTGGAGTTGAGAACTCAACTAACGGTGTTATACCAGATTTCGCTTTTACTAATTCTACTGGAGGTTCAATACAAGCTGGAGATCCAGTTACCTTGACGTTTCAAGATGATGTAGATTATCGAGCTACAACTAAAGATATTATTTTAGTAGCCTTAGCTGATACGTCATTATCTCCAAATAGCTTTACTGAGCATAATATTAGAATTGAAATAACTGGATCTAATGTTACAAACCCAAACTTTCTAGATAATAGCGAGTTTACAGGTATCGTACTTTCCGCCGACGCTGGATTAACAACTTCGGCTGTAACTTGGTACACTAAGCTAGAAGATAAAAGACCTATGTTTGAAAATAGGTTCCCTAGATTTTCATACAGATATAAGTACCAAGACGGTGAATACTCTCCTTTCGCGCCTTTTTCACAGATCGCTTTTTTACCAGATCACTATGATTACCTAGCTAAGAAGGGATATAACTTAGGTATGGTTAATCAGCTTCGTGGTTTAATACTTAAGTATTACCACTACAACGAAGAAACTTTTCCGCAGGATGTTGTAGAAATAGACTTACTTTATAAAGAAGCAGGTAAGCCAGCTGTATACACAGTTAAAACAATTAAGCAGTCTGATGGTCAAGATGAGTGGCCTGACTTTAGCGATGAAACCTTAGGTGCTAAAAGAGGTGAGTTCGAGATAACTACAGACATGATCCATGCTATAGTTCCGTCTAATCAAATAATAAGGCCTTTTGACAACGTACCGCGACAAGCTAAAGCTCAAGAGATAACAGCGAATAGACTTATTTATGGAAACTACTTACAGAACTACACTGTATTAGAAGACCCTATTATAAACGTAGGCGTTGATGCTCAAGGTTTGACTGATGGAGGTTACGAATACGCTCAGCCGTCAGTTAAGACGATGCGTAAGTATCAGGTCGGTGTAGTATTTAGCGATACATACGGAAGAGAAACACCTGTGTTGACTACTAAACAAGCCGCTATAACGGTATTAAAAGATAATTCAGACACTAAGAATAGATTAACTTGCCAAATAAATCCTTCTACGCCTAGTATCCCAGAGTGGGCTGAGTATTTTTCTTATTATGTAAAGGAAACTTCTGTTGAGTACTACACTATGGCTATGGATAGGTGGTATGCTGCAGCAGATGGTAATATATGGCTATCATTTCCTTCTTCAGAAAGAAACAAATTAGACAACGAAACGTTTATTGTACTTAAAAAAGCTCACGGAACCGATGAAGCCGTAAAAGATAAAGCTAGGTACAGAATATTAGCTATAGAAAACGAAGCACCTGACTTTGTGAAAACAGAAAGAAAGTCTTTGGGCACAGTGTTTGATGGCGGCAATGATGTCATAGGTGCTGGTAACGACGGTTACCCGCTACAAGACAATACTGTTATAAAAATTAGTGAGTGGGACTTTGAAAACGCATACGGTGATCAAATACATATCCTTACTCCTGATTCTTTAGTAGTAAAATTTAGAGGTCAAGGTCAAGTTTCAAACGAATTCGAAGTATCTAGAATATCTAAACTCACTGACGATGGTCCTTATAAAATACAGTTAGTCTCTGGCATAGATGAATCCGCTGCGTTCATTAGCCCAGACGATACTTATGAAAACGGTATTACAGACTTAAGCATGGAGCTCATAGAGCTTGAAGTAGAAAACAGACCTGAGTTTGATGGTAGGTTTTTTGTTAAAATACTTAAAGATGCTACGTTAGAAAGATATGTACTTAACACAGCTATTACTGACGTTGACGTTGTTCAAACGTACAACGTTGGTTATATAGCTAACAACGCATACAAAAACACTGATATAAACACGGGCGAAATACCTACTGTGCCTAAACACACTACTAGCTCTTCGTTGTTTAATTATGGAGACAACCAAGATGATAATTTTGCTGATCAAGGTTTTACTCCTAACGGCGCCTCTGGTGCAGTTCACGTTTCACAGAGCCCACAGCTTCAACCAATCACTGGTTACAACCACACTGCAGGAACTAGATTCGTAGCCGCTTCACCTATACACCCAACAGAATACGCGCACCACACAGGCGGCACAGACATAGGTGGTCAAGGTCAAAACATATACTGGTGGGGACACGAGGATAACGTTCCAGGATCAAGTCCTTGGAACTCAGCGTCAAACGAGGTTGGTGGTCTACAAACTAGAATTTTAGATCAAAACCCAATGTATGCTCTAAGTGACGGTACTCAAACAAACGAGTTTTATGACGACGGAGACGCTCAAGAATATTGGGCGTTTGTGAGGAAGGAGTTTAGATTCTTTATTGACGCTGCTACAGCGTACTCTTGGACTGGTAAAACAGGTGATGGTAGCGGCCAAAACCAGGATGACGATAAGCCTGGAATTAAAGGTTCTTTAGGTTATACGTTCGGTAATACTAACGATCACTTCTGGCACGGCACTCAAGGTGGTATGGCTGAAGATCAAGATGATGGCTATAGTGGGCTATACGCTAATGCTAGTAACGTTAAGAAAAACATGGGCCAGCCTAGTAGAGGTATTTGGGGAGGCGGTAGATACATGGATATTTCTTGGAGTGGTATGGGTAATTCAAGTGGATACGGCGGTAAATACGTTTGGGACGGTGATGGTAACTTTCAAGGCAGTGGTGATGGCGTAGTGTCTCCTTTCTGGCACCAACTTCAAGACGTCATGGTTGATGCTCAAGATGACATGGTGCTGTACGACAAAGCGAAAGATTTCATAAACACTCTTACTCAACCTAATACTAGCTTTAGATTTCAAAAAGATCCAGGAAATGTAGTATACACTGTATCTGGTGAGCCATTTCCAGTAGCTGTTGGGGGAAATATAGAAAACGACGGTTTTAACAATACTAGTGTATTTGAAAACGGTAGTAATCCTCAACAAGGTGCTTGGGGCATACGAAACTGTAGAATGACAAGTGGCAATGGGTTGAACAAAGACAAAGATCAGTACCATGTAGATAACATGAGACAGAGATGGACTATTGTCGTAGACCCACCTATTGGGTCTGTTGGTCCATACTACTACAGCCCTACAACTGGTACAGGTGGATATGAAATGGATTTAGACCCAGATTCCCCTACTTATCAAACGTATATAGGTAATGGACCTGTACCTGGCGAAGACGATTATAAACGCGCAATACGCCATGACAATAGCAACTTTGATACTATTGAGATAGTACAAGTTACTTCAGAAGCTTCTAATAGAGGTACATTTACTCAAAAGCCTGGTGTTTGGGAAACAGAACCTAAAGAAAGTGTAGATTTAGATATATACTATCAAGCTAGCGGTTTAATACCCTTGCATTTAAATAGCCAAACTATAGAAGAGCTAACGCCACTAGGTTCAACATTTAAAATTGGTAGCGACACGCATACTGTAACAGCCGCTACTAATCAAACAGTGACATTCACGCCAGCTATAGGGTCTACTAGTATTAGCGATGATGAATCTATATTATTTACTAAAAGGGATCATTATTCTTTCACAGCAGTAGCCAACGGAGCAGTAGCAACTGGAAACACAACTCTAACCTTACACGGTGGACCAAATACGTTCTTCAACAACAATAAGTTGTTTTCTCAAACTCATTATTTAGACTGGAATAACTGCTATTGTTTTGGTAATGGTATAGAGTCTGATAGAATTAGAGATGATTTTAATACAGCTCAAATAGACAATGGCGTGAAAGCTTCGTCTGTACTAGCGGAACAAGTTCGTGAAGAAAGAAGAAAACACGGGTTGATATGGTCTGGTATATATAACTCTACAGCCGGGGTTAATAACACTAATCAGTTCATAGCTGGAGAAGCTATAACTAAAGATTTAAATCCTATATACGGCAGCATACAGAGATTATTTAACAGAGATACCAGACTTGTAATGTTCTGCGAAGATAAGATCTTAAGAGCAGTAACAAATAAAGACGCTTTATATAATGCAGACGGTAAGCCTCAACTAGTATCTAGTAACACTGTTATTGGCGATGTCACTCCTTATCAAGGTGATTTTGGTATATCTAAAAACCCAGAGTCTCTAGCTTCTACACCTACAACTATTTATTTCTCTGATGCTATGAGAGGAAAGGTGTTAGCACTTAGTGGCGAAGGTGTAAGACCGATATCTGACATAGGTATGAAGGATTATTTTTCTGATCTTATGAGCTCTTACGTAGACACGTGCCTAGGTACATATGACGAAAGGAAGAAAGAGTATAATCTTAGCGTTTACAAGAAGTATGCTAATCACCAGAGCACGCACCATGATCAGGCTACTATTTCTTATAGTGAGCAAGCTAGCGGCTGGACTAGCTTTAAATCTTTTTATCCACAAAGTGGAGTTAGCTTAAACAACGCATACTATACGTTTAGCGGCGGTGGCATATATGAGCACCACACTAATAACGCTTACAATACTTTCTACGGCAGTAATACTTCAGCTGATAACTCTAGTATAACGGTATTGTTTAATGATCAACCTGAAACTGTTAAAAGTTTTATGACGTTAAATTACGAAGGTAGCCAAGCTAATATACCTGTATTTACAGACGTAGACAATCAAGATTATTTTACTGGAGATTACAGCACTAATAGCGGAGTGGTAGACACAGACAATGTAACGGATGGGGAGTACTATAATCTTGCTGCAAAGAACGGTTGGTATGTAGATAATCTTACTACTAACTTACAAACCTGTGGCAATGTTTTCTTTAAAAATAAAGAAGATAAGTACTTTGGGTATCCATCAGGTGAAGTAACAGCTCTATCAAATTTAGATGAAAGAGAGTTTAGTGTTCAAGGTATTGGATTAGCCAACATACAACATAATGACAGCGGAACGGCTGACGTTATAACTATAACAGTAGCTAACAACTCTGATACTACTTTTGATACATCTACGGTTCTTGCAACAGAGCAAAGTAAATTTACAGTAGCATCTAACACTCTTAATGTTAACGCTAGCACTACTATTGGAAGTAGTGTTTACGTAGATTTAACAATATCGCCTATTGTAAATGGTTCTTACAGTGGATATCCTTTATCAGCGGCCGACTTTGAAATAGAAGATGCAGCTGCATCAGGATTAGAGTTTACTGTTGATGGTGACACCCACGTTAATGATCTAGCTGACATTGATAAAATTGTGTTTTCTGACTCTACTTTCGGGGCTGGTGACCCGCTTAACACCGTGAATGCTAGAGTTCATTTTGACGCAGCTCAGTCTTGGCCAGCGGATAACTTTACATATGTAGTAGATATTGATATTAAGTCTACAGCAAACACTTATAGAGAAAGAAACGCGTGTGTTAGAACGCAGCATGATGTACTAAGTGGCTCAACTGTTGCGTTTACTAATATAACGTCTCCCAACACTATATCTAAAACAACTGAGTTTAACTTATCTCACAACATAACTAAGCACAGCGGTGTTGTTCAAGATGGCACAGAGACGATGATAGCAGAACTTACGTTTGCTTCTGACACAAGCACAGCGCCTATATATTACTACTCTACAAGTGGTAACAGTTTTCCTTCAATATCTTTTGAAAACTTAGGTTTATATAGTAGTAGTTACGATGGTCAAATAACAGATCTTGTATATACTGGAGGTGCTTTAACTGGTTTTAAAGCAAAGGTATTTTATAGTCCACCAGAAGAAAACGGTTTATTCCAAGATCCAAGTGATATATGTGTGTTAGGACACAAGGCTATTGTTAATCATCAAGTAAAGCAAAACCACACTTCTACTCCAGACGATATTAAAAGCGTTACGTACACTAGTAACTATGGATCAAAAGCTTCTAAAGCATATGTCAAAGTACACGGCGCGTCAGGAGCTTCTTATAGAGTTTTCTTGCAAGAAACAACTAGCACAACAAACCCAACGGTAGCAAAGTACTACAACTTTGAAAAAGGTATTTTTGAAACCACATCTTCTTATAAAGAAGCTACGTTTGGAAGTTCTGGCATAATAACGCATGAAGTTGACTTACCTTCAACTACTTCTAGAACTAGATACGACATAAGAGTAGAAGCTGTGTCTAGTGCTGTTTCAGGTAACGCGCCAGTTGTTGCTAGTAGAGTTCCTACTGCACCTGGTCAAGCCTCTATTATAAAGCAAGGTATAAAAAAGCTAACTATACAAGCTAGTCCTACTACAACATCTAACTGGGGCACTACAACCACTCAAGTAATATACAGGCCTGGTAACTATGAAGGTAGTTACGGCGAAAAAACTAGGCAAGGTGAAGATGTATTCACCAGAGGAGGCAACAATAGTGTTTTATCTAAAAAAATAACTGTATTAAATAGAAAAAATAAATTTAAAACAGGCATGGTGCTTATGACTAAGTTTGCTGGTAATGACGTGCCACAGAATACAGTAATAACATCTATAAGAAGACAAGAGATAACGCTTAGCAACGCTGTTAGCCTACCTAATAACTCTAAGCTTACTTTCAGCTTTAAGCACGCTGGTTTAGTTCCGTTCTCTATAACAGCTCCACCTGCTTCAGGAAAAAAGCTTTATTTAAAAAACAATAGTGATATAGACTTCAAAGGATCTACAACTGGATTAGGTGGTGTTCTTCAAGCTCGAGTAACATCAGCAGTATCAAGCGCTACTTTGGTACCGTTAGACAATACTAGAGGCATTGAAGCTTTAATGCAAGTCGAAGGTGAAGGTATTATAAGAACTGACGGAGACTCTGTGTTCGCGGCTATTAAAAGTGTCGACTCGGCTACTCAAATAACTTTAAACAACCCTCAGACAATCTCAAAAGATACTATTTTAACTTTCACTAATACAGAAGATTTTACTAGCTTTAGCAGCGATGTGAACGAGTCTTCAAACTCAGGTGCTGTTCGAGTTAAGCACATCCAAGCTTCTATTGTAAGTGGTAGCTTGGTGGTGTCAGGATATCTAGATGTTCGAGGTTTAAATAAAACAGCAGGTAGTTTAGATATATTTATCGACGACTTTGTAAACGTAAACTAATAAACAATGCCATCAGCAACATTAACATTTTCAGCACCAATAAACGCATCTTGCCAGGTTGGAGATACAGCTTACTACGTAAGCACAGCGGCGTCTGGAGGTTTTACAACTAATAGCGGATCTGTAATAGAGATAGGTAGCATAAGAGAAATACAAAATCCTGGGACTGCTTCTCCAGTTATGATTATAGAAACCTCTGTAGGTTATAATGATCTAGGTGGTGCCGCGGGTTTAAGCGATAAGTTTATATTGTTTAGCAAAAACAATAAAGCTAACTTAAGTTCTCCATTAGGGTACTTTGCTAGCGTAAAACTTGTTAACGATGACACTACAGCTGCGGCTGAATTGTTTAGCATAGCTACCGAAATGTTTGAGAGTAGTAAATAAACACTAAAAAGTGTAACTATATATCAGTATAATTCAATTAAATACAATGACTGATAACAAGTTGCAAAAAAGCTTTAAATCAGACGTACAGAGCTTACTTAATACGCTGACTGCTAACGCTGACGGAGACAATATAATTGTAGGTACAGATGAAGAACCTATAATAACTAACTCAGATAAACTACCTATAGAACATTTTTTTATGGACGGTGTCTATGTTAGAAAAATGACAATGTATAAAGACTCTGCTGTAGTTGGAGCAATACATAAACATATGCACATGTGTTTTTTGTTGTCTGGGCATTTGACTATATCTAGTGAGGAGGGTGTTTTTGAGTACAAAGCTCCTTGTCATGTAATCGCTACGCCTGGTGCTCAGAGAGTTTTATATGCTCATGAAGATAGTGTTTGGTATAACACGCATAAAAATCCTACTAATACAGAAGATATAAGAAAACTAGAGACTGATATAGTAGCACTAAATCAAGAAGAATATGAACAATATATTAAAAATAAATAAATTATGTCGTTTGCAGTAGGTACAGTAGCAATAATAGGTTTGGCTATAGCGGCTACGGCTGGTACAGCCAAAGCTGTTGACGGAGCAATTGAAGCTAAGAAAGCTAAAGCTGATGAAGCAAAAGCTAAAATGGAGGTAGCTAAAAATAAAAACATGTTTGCTAATCTTGATACAAGTAATCCATATCAGAACCTTGAGAACACAATGGAAGACTTAACAGTTAACCAACAAGAGGCTGAGTTTCAAAAACAGCAATCAATGCAAAGCCAAGCTAACATCATGCAGCAGATGCGTGGAGCAGCTGGTGGATCTGGCATTGCCGCGCTAGCTCAAACTATGGCTCAACAAGGTTCTATAGATGCTCAAAGAGCATCTGCTAGTATTGGTAAACAAGAAGCAGCTAACCAACAAGCCGCTGCTGCTGAAGCCGGTAAAATACAGCAAATGGAGCGTAAAGGAGAATTGATAAGTAGAGAGCAAGAGTTTGGTAAAGTTCAAAGCCAGCTGACGATGAGTGCTGACGAATTAGCTGAAGCTAGAAAAAGAAAGGCGGATGCTAAAGCACAAGCTATTGAAGGTGTTGCTGATGTTGGTGAAGCGGGTATGGATTACGCTGGAACAATGGGTGGTTAAATTATAATATCATGGCTGAAGAAAAAGACAAAAAAGGATTTTCAAACTACCAGCTTAGCGCTGGAACTTTACAGTCGTTAAGAGCGGCGAATAAAACATATTTAACTGACTTTAGCCCTCTTGAAGACTTAGGTGAAAGAGTTAGCACTGAAGGCGTAGAGCTTGCTCAAGCTAAAGAAAACGCGCAAGGCGAGGCTAAAAAACAAGTAGCAGACGAAAAAGAAAAGACGAACCAAGCTATGAAAGACTTGGCTAAAAGATCAGACGAAGAAAGAGATCCGCCAATCTCTTTAAGCCAAGAAAATATAGAAGGAAGACTTGAACAAAGTTTGTCAAGTGAAGAAAGAGAAATGGAATTGGCTAAAAAAATAGCTGACAAAGAGCAAAAGAAACTAGACACTCAAAGAATTAAAGGCGGTGGTGGACCTTCTGCTTTTACGTCTAAACACGACGCGCTCGATGAGGTTAACTACGACGAGAGGTTGAAAGAAAGTTCTGAGTCTATAGCAAGTAGAGGCGGTGTAGCAACAGAGACTATGCGTAATCACTTTCAAAATCTTTTAAGAGATGTTAAAGAAAATAAGTTCTTTTCACAAGCGGATGACGACACAGAAAAGAAAAAACAAAGAATGGAGGCGTTTGGTACACTAGGTCAATTAGGGTCTGCTGTAAAAGCAGAGGTTGCTCCAGGTGGCATTATTGAGACTGTTAACGATATATACAAAGATAACGGTTTCAGCAACGCTACTACAGATCTTGAAAAAGAAGTGTGGTCTAAGTTGTTTAAAATGGATGAAAACGTTATTCCGGGTTATACGGAAAACAACGATCTAGTATATAGAGTTCAATTAGATAACGGCGGAGAATATGCGGCTGATAGAACATGGATGAATAAGTTTGCTAAAGACAAGTCTTACCCACACCAAAGAGAATTAGATTTCCAAACTCAGCTACTCAACTTACAAGACATGGGTAGACAAAACGCTATTTATAACAAAGAGTCTGTAATTGCTCAGAGTAAAAAAATGATCACACCTGACAACATAAATTCTATTATGTTAGATCCAACTTTTGCAAACACAAAACCTTTGCTAGAGCTCATGATAGAAGGTGGTATTATTGGTGATGTACCTAAAGCAAAGATGAATGAGTTAATTGATAGGGCTAAGGCTGATGATAAGTTGTTTGATGAACTAGCTACGTACGCGGCGCAAGGCATCGAATCGGTTATGCATAATCAAGGATACGCATTAGGTAAAGCACGGTTTGATAAAGAAAATCCAGATCAAGCGGAAAAACAAGTTCAAAAAACAAGAGCAAGACGAGCTCCACAAAACATGTCTATTGCAGAAAAAATTCAATACTATAAAAACCTCTAAAACATGAACGAAGAATTAGAGCAGTTAGTACTCGTTATGGAGCAGGCTGGTGCTTCTCCTGAAGAGATCGCATCAGAAATAAAACAATACGAATTAAAAAAAGCACAAGACTCTCAGACTGGCCCGAGCGGAGAGTCAGAGACTCAAGGGCAACCAGAAGTTTTACAGTCTACTACGGAAGTGAGCGTGGACGACTCTTCTTTGGAGCAAGAAAATGAAGAGCAAATAGTTGTAGATGATGATAGCAAAGAAGAGACTATAATTGAAGAACAAGGGCAAGAAGAAGAAGTTGTAGTTGAAGAGCAAAAAGATCCACCTAAAGTTGTTTTGGACACGGGAGATGGATGGGATTATAAGAGAGACAACGGGGTATATTACACTAAAAAAGTAGGGACTACAGATTGGACTGCTGTCACTGGGGATATAGCTAACAGCATAGCAAAAGATATATTTCCTGAGTACGGAGAATTTGTAGACAAAGTTGATGCTAATTATGTCGAAGGCGATGCCGCAGACCAACCAGGCATGTTTGATGGCATTGAAGATAAATTCAGCAATGAACTTAAAAATAATATCAAACGAGAGTATCGAGGTGAGTCTAACTACTCTTCTTCTACTGTAGCCGGAGATTTCAAAAGCGTCGCAGCTCTTCCTAACCTACAAGCTAATCACTCTAACACTGGTAGATATTCTAATGAACACGCTGCTGTGTTTAGGCCAGACGGTGGGTATTTTGCGATATCGGACACTAATCCTCAGCAAATAGATACCACGGTAGATATTGTTGCAGAGTGGTATAACACTGGTGATAACAGTCAAATAGCATCTAATCCTATATGGTCTTTATTTGAAAGAAAAGACAGTGGTAACGCGGATCCAGCGTTTGGTGCTTCTGAAACTATACTTGGTACAGCTAGCGGGCAAGCCGGCGAAGAATACGCCTATCAATTTAATGACGTTGAAGGTATGAACGAAGTGCTTAGTGCTTCTGGATATACTGTTGAGCCGATTTATGCTAACTTTAGCGGTGGAAAACCTACTCAATGGAGTAATAATAGGCTCAACGACGAAAAAGGGAGAAGCGGTACGTTTGTAAAAGGATATAGATTATTAAAAGACGGTGAGGTTGTTTTAGGAGGATCGCCTGAAGATTTTGAAGGGTATGTAAATAATCACAGGTACGAAGAAGATGCCAATAACATTGGTGGCACAATGAACAATGGTTACGGCGGGGTGAGCAGTGCTGAAGTGCAAAACTATTTTTGGAACTTAGCAGAAGATTTTCACGAGGAAAACGGTTTTGGTTATGACGCAGACGGCAACCCCGTTGTAAACTTTTTGCAAAACTCAAGAGAGTATATGGTTGAAAGAGAAGCTGAAGTACTTAGTGGTATTGAAACTGAACTTAGAGCTTTTGAAGATAAATACATTGTTACTCGTGATGATCCATCAACATTTGATATAGATGAAACAGAGTACAGCGGCAGGGCTGTTACTTTAGCTCTTAAAGACAATAACGTTTTAACGTTTGATGTAGTTAGAACTATACTAGAAGACTCAAACTTACCAGAAGAAGAAATAACTACAATAGCAGGATATTTTAACGAACCTATATACTACACGACAACGACAGAGAAGGAAAGGAAGGGAAGGACATTCGTCGAAACTAAAGAAACAAAAGCTTCAGATTGGCAAGAGCAAAGACTTAACGGTGTGCTTGAGTCTGATATGTACAAGAACTTATCACCTGAAGGTCAAGAGGTAGTTAAAAACTCATTAACTGCAGGTTCTGAGATGGTAAACATTATGGTGGGATCCGCTGTAGACGAAAAGGTTGCTAGGCGCAGAGGTGTATTGCTTGAAAGAGAAATAGCAAATTCTCCAGACGCTAATATTGTAAGAGGTGTTATAGACGAAAAAACAGCGCCTCACAATATACAAGCCAAGATCAATGCCTTTAGCGCGAGACAAACTACTATTGAAAACCATTTAAAACAAAAAAGCGACACTTTAGCTACAACTATCAACGGTGCTTTAGCTAACGTTGCTAAAGCAGGATATGGCTATCACTCTGAAGGTAATGTTGAGGATGGTACATTTAGACTTGTAGTAGATATGCCAGAGGATGGTAACGAAGAAGATCGCAAGATATTCCAAAAGAAGATAGACAACCTATACGGTCAATACGAGACTATAAATTCAGATTATATGAATGGTCTTAGAGGTGAAATGTTTGATTACCTAGAGTTTGTTAATGAAACTGAAGATGATGCCGCTACACTTGCAACTGTTTCAAAAGAATTTGATAGACGTGATGTTCAGTGGAAAGACTGGATGGATGCTTGGAAAGGTATGTGGTGGGGTACTACGTCTTTCTTTGGCAGCGAGGAAGGTTTAGCAGGTCTGCAAAGAATAGACGATAGGGCAGGGGTTTACAGAACTATGCTTACTGGTGAGGAAGCTTGGGATATAGGCGCTAAAGGCGAGTATGCGTCTAGAACTTTCACTCAGCAATTACCAAACTTAATAGTAGCTGTTGGTACAGGTGGTGTAACTTCTACTGGGTTGAAAGCGCTTGGAGCTTCAGCTAACGTTATAAAATACGGAAGCTCAGCGACCACTGGTTTTGGTATTTTTGGAACTGGATCTGCAGGCCAAAAGAAAAAGCAAATATACGACATGCGTACCGCTGGAAAGCAAGCTGAAGAAGATCTGAAAGACTTAGAGTTGGCGCTTGAAAACGGCGATGTCTCAACAGCTGAATATTTAGTACAAAAAGGACAGTTAGAAAAAACCAAAATTCTTGGAGAAATAGATGATAAAGAACTGTATTTAGCTATGGCTTCAGCACTTGTTATTGAAGGCGGTGTAACTACGTTCTTTGGTACAGCTATAAACTCTCAAAAATTATTAAAAGCTTTTGGAGGTGAAGTTGATGATGTGATTAGGGCTGCAACTAGCAAGTGGTATCAAAACGTAGGCAGAGGTGTTCTTGCTACTGCTAAGGAAACAGGCAGTGAAGTTATTGAGGAAAGTTTAATATTCTTTGGTGATCAATTTGCTGGCTCTCAAATACTAGGTCAAGACGCGGATTACTCTGGCGCTCTTGATGTAGTCTTGTCTTCTATCATATCAGCTGGTCCAACTCAAGGTTCTGGTAACGTCTACAACGCATTTACATCTACAATGGCTACTAGTGATACTAGAGCTGTCTACAATGATGTGATGACGAATCTAGACATGATCACAGCTAGCATGGAAAGAGCCGCAACACCAGCCGAGAAAGCCGCTCTTAAAGTAGATTATCTTCAAGAAGTAGGTAGACTATCTAATTTACAAGGTAGTCTAGAGCTTGACGTTTTAGTTGGTGGTTCAAAGACCTTGAAAACTACACTAGAAGCTAATAAAGCTTTATTAAAAATACATCAAGAAGCTGGTGTTAAAGGATCTGATTCTCAAGCTACAATAGATAAAAAACTAAAAGCACATAGGGCTACGCTAAGCGGTGGTGATTTAAAATCTTTTGATCAAAGATTATCTAGCGCTCAAAATAGAATTAGCCAAACACACGCCGAAGTTGCTCAAGCTTACGAAGACGGTAACGTGGTAGAAGATGTATATGGCGAAGAAGGATTAAAGGTTCAAGAGAGACTATCTAAAAAACCTGGTTGGGATCAGCTGTCTAATAAAGAGAAGGCTGTTGCTGTTCATACTGAAATGCAGCGTAAAGCTAGAAACAATAGAATCAACTCACATCGTAAAGACGATGAGTTGATGGACTACGTAGAGCAAAAAGTTTATGGAGGTAAGTTTAGCGAAAGCGGTAGAAAAAACAGAAACCGCAAAGCAGAGGATGCTATAATAGACAGGTACGCTACTGAAATTCAGGTCCGCAAAGGGTGGACTACTACACAGGCACGTGAAGGTAATATATCTTTAGAATCTATACTAGCGGATCCAAGTGTTGCTGGTAACTTTGAGGTAATACAAGCAGACTCTAACGAAGACTTAATGGCGAAACTTAAGCAAGAGTTTGACAATGGTAATATCACTGAAGACGAGTACAACGCACTTAGAGATGATATGCAGGACATGTTTAAGTCTTCTACTAAGGAGGGTGTTGAGTTTGGCGCTATTGTAGGTGGCAAATATATAACTATGGCCAATACAGAGCAGGTCCAGGACGCTTTAAATAACGGGGAAATGCTTCAGGGTACAGTAGCTCTTCACGAGGGTACTCACGCTATGGACGTATTAAGCGGTATGAACGCTGAAGGTCAGATGGAAAACTTTGCCGTAAATTTACAACAAGGTTTAGCTGCCGATGAAAATCTTAGGTGGGTGGATCAATCTGCTAGAGATAGAGTTGATGCATTGGTTCGAGGAGGAAACTTTGAATCTGGTAGTCAAGAGTATTATGACGAGTACACAAAGTCTGTTCAAGATATAATTGGTAATAAGTACTATAAGAGTGAGTTCAACGCTGCTAAAAAAGCCGCTGGTAGAACTAGTTTGCGCAACTGGTTTAACATGGCTACGAAGCAAGGCTTTAAAATAAATAACAGTAAGGACGCGCTTAATTTTATGATAAGTAATATTGAGGCGTTTAGAAATGGTGAGGTTTCAAAGCTTACAAAAAGTAGAATTGATGGTAAGCTTGATGGAGAGACTAGTAAGAAAAGATTTTCAAGGTCTGGGCAAGAGGCATCTGAACGTGTGCAAACTCTATATGAAGAGCAAGGTGTCGGTGCTGCGATGGATATTATCGATGAGTTTGGCGGTAGAGTAAACAAGCTAGTTAATAAATATCAAGACGTACCTGGCTTTGATAGGCAGTTACTTACAGATGAAATTAATACTGGTAGAAGAGGTATACTCGATATGATTCTTGAGTATGATCAAGATGCTAATCCTGGAGTACCTATCGCGGCTTATATCAATAAGTTCTTAGATAGAAGAGCTATTGAGGCTGCTAACAGAATACTTAAAACAGATTTTGAGTCTGATGTTACTGAGGCTAGAGGCATAGCTGCTGAAGAAACGGTTGATATTGACACGCAAGCAAGAACTAGAGAAGGCATAAGGTTAGGCGATAGATTTGGGGAGCGAGGACAAAACATGCACGATAGTGTTGTTGAGGGAGTTAAGAATGGAGATATTGATACTGACGGTAAGTCTTATAAAACGCTGGGTAACGCTTTAGTAGACGAGACACAGACTATGTTTGGTGTATCGCCTAAGCCGGGCAACCTTAGTAAAGGCGACGTGGCTAACGCTCAAAACTTTATTCTTAAGAATGCTGATACGTTGTTAGCAATGCTACCTGACGGAACAGACAGTTCTGGTAAATCAACAGGTATTAACAAAGTTTTACTAGAATCTTTATATACTAAAGGCTCTAGAGTTTCTGCTTCAAAGACTGGGAGCAAAGCTGGTCTAGCAGCTCAAGTAAAACGAGGCGATATAACAAAGCAAGAGTTTTTAGAGATATTTGGTATCACACCGGCTGGCACGCCTAATGTAAGTGATCGTAACACTAGCGCTAGAATAAAAGCATTAATAGATCAAACAGGCAAGGCGATAACTAATCAAGCTGCTAAAGAGGCTTTGATACAAGATGGTGAGCAAGGCGCGTTTGCGTTTGAAGACGGTAAATCAAAAGTACTTTATTCTAAAACACTGCTGGATACTTCAACAAAGTACCCTAAGATAGCTCAAGCGATACTTAATAGATTACATAGACCTGAAGGTTTAGATATAATTAAAAGTTTATCAGGCAATGTTAAGGGAGCTTTCAATAGTTTATTTACAGAAGATGATATAAAAGCAATGGCTATGGACCAGTTTGGAAAAGCTGGTAATAGAGAAATTAAATTAGTTACAGAAAGGCTAAATAAAATAGGTACTGAAATACAGGCTTTACACGATCAATATAGTAGGTATTTAGATATTCAAGATCAGACAGACTTTGTTATGATCGATACACCTATTGAAGAAGTAATTCTAGGTCATGTGATTAATGATTCAACTGAGCATAGACAGTATTACAAAACTATAATAGGCGCAGAGAACGAGCTGGATATGAGAAATCCAGAGCACAGAGACTTAGCTAGAAACGCTACTGGAAAACTAGCTGCTAAGTTTAGTTCAGAGTTTAACGAAAGGTTTTTAGTACCAGGTTTATCAGCTGCTACAAATCCTAAGCGAGGGTATTTTGTAGACGGTGTAGATGACACTAGACTTTTAGTTGGTTCTAAAAAAGGTGAGACTGGTAAATACTCTAAGCCACCTTCAGGCTACATGAAGGGAAAGCTTGACAACGATGGTGTAAATAAGATAAAAAACAATAAAGCCGTAGTTAAAGCCCAGCAAGAAAACAATCAAGCGTTTAGGCAAGTTGTTGAAGAGCTGAGGAATATGGTAGCCAACGGTGAAATAACTTTGGGTCAAGCAACAGCTATACTTCAGGTTATGAACGCAAACCAAAAAGGTTTAACTAGAGCTTCTGCTATACTAGACTTTGTTCCTTCAAAAAAGTTTAAAGGTCCAGCTACGCTTGAGCATATGACACCAGCACTTCAAGTAAATCTCCAGGCATTAAGATATATAGCAACTGGTGACGTTGACCAGAAAACAATGTTTGATCAAACTATGGATAACTATAGATTAGCTTATCTACCTGAAAAGTATGACAAGATTGTAAACTTATTCTACAAGTCAACAGTTCCTTACTGGCAAAAACCAGACATGTCTCCACTTGGTAGATACTACGGACCGCAGCTTCTTGCCGCTGGTTTTGATTTAGAATTAGACATGATGTCAACTGGCGTAACAGTTGGTGGTGATGCTGGTATAGATATTAAAAACTGGAGAAAAGCTAACACTGGTAGAAAGAAAGCGCTAGGTAATTTAGCGGCTAACACTGATATAGCTACTGATCAAAAAACAATCAACGACGCTAAGAAAGCTGTAAAGTTTTCTAGATCAGGTGAAACAAAAGGCATGACGGCTTGGGACTTTGATGATACATTAGCTACAACAAAATCAAACGTTATATTCACTAAAGATGGCGAAACAAAAATAATAAGTGCTGAAGACTTTGCTAAACAAGGAGCTGATCTAGTTACTAAAGGTTGGACGCCAGACTTTTCTGAGTTTAACAAAGTAACTGGTGGTAAGCCTGGTCCTATGTTTGACAAAGCCATGAGGCGAGCTAAAAAATATGGAACACAAGACACGTATATACTAACAGCTAGAAATCCTGAAGCTGCGCCTGCTATTAAGCAGTTTTTAGATGCTTTAGGTTTAGACATACCTCTTAAAAATATAACTGGTTTAGGCAACTCTACTGGCGAGGCTAAAGCAAGATGGCTGCTAGATAAGCACGCACAAGGTTACAACAATATTGCTTTTGCAGACGATGCCATGCAAAACATTGACGCTGTAAACAAAGTGTTTAACCAATTTGATATTAAGGGTAAAGTTGAATTAGCTAAAACTAAATTTAGTAGATCTGCACCTGCGGAGTTTAGTAGTATACTAAGCGAAGGTGAAAAAGATTTAAATGACGACTTTAATACTATATTAGAAGAATCTAAAGACGTAGGTAAAGAAAAAACCTTTTCTGCCGCTAAAGCTAGACAACGCGGTAAACGCAAGGGTAGGTTTAAATTTTTCTTACCTCCATCCGCGGAGAACTTTAAAGGTTTAATATATCCTTTTTTAGGCAAGGGTAAAGTTGGTGAGCAACACCATCAGTGGTTTAAAGAGAATTTATTTGACCCTTATTCTAAGGGTATGAAAAGAGTTAATGCTATCAAGCAAGAGGTTTCTTCGGATGTTAGAGCTTTAAAACGCAATAATAAAGATGCTGCTAAAAAACTAAAGAAAAAAGTGCCTGGTACAGACTTTACGTACGAACAGGCTATAAGGGTATATAACTGGAACAAAGCTGGTTTAGACATACCTGGTTTATCAAATGCTGATCTCAAGGCTTTAATCAAAGCTGTAAACGATGATGCTGCTATAAAGCTTTTTGCGGATGGTTTAGCACAAATACAAAGCAAACCAGGCGCGGACCTCGATGTTAAGGAAGATTGGTTAGCAGGTACAATTACGTCTGATATGATTGAGCTTATAGATCAATCAAGAGACATGTTACTTCAAGAGTTTAACGATAACGCTGATATTGTATTTAGTGAGGAAAACCTAAATAAGATAGAGGCCGTGTTTGGTTCGCGACACAGAGAGGCTATAGAAGACATACTGTATCGTATGAAAACTGGTAGCACTAGAAACTTTGGTTCTAATAGAATACTCAATGACTTTATGAATTGGATTAATGGTTCTGTTGGTACTACAATGTTCTTTAACGCTAGATCAGCCGTGCTACAAATGATTTCTAATATAAACTTTATAAACTGGCACGATAACAACCCGCTTAAAGCTGCTAAAGCTTTTGCTAACCAAAAGCAATATTGGACTGACGTTGCCATGATATTTAATTCACCTACGTTAAAACAAAGACGTGGTGGTATTGGTACTGACTTAAACGCCGCTGAGCTACTTAAAGACCTAGAAAAGTCTGACAACAAAATGAAGGTGATTGTAAGTCACTTACTGCAACTTGGTTTTACGCCAACGCAGATAGCGGATAGTTTGGCTATTGCTACAGGTGGTGCTACAATGTACAGAAATAGAATCCAAACATACTTGGATGAAGGTATGAGTCAAAACGAGGCTGAGTCGAAGGCTTTTGAAGATATGATGGACATAGCTGAAGAAACTCAGCAGTCTACTAGACCGGATAAAATATCTCAACAACAAGCATCTCCACTTGGTAAGTTGATACTTGCTTTCCAAAACACACCAATGCAATACAATAGAATCATGAAGCGTGCCGCGCAAGATATGGTTAACGGCAGAGGTGATCCAAAAGAACATATTTCAAAAATTATATACTACGGCGCTGTACAAAGCATGATATTCTATGGTCTTCAAACAGCGCTGTTTAGTGTTATGTTTGGTGATGACGAGGAAGAAGATGATTTAGATACTAAAAAGGAAAGAGTGGTTAACGGTATGGTAGACAGCATACTGCGTGGAGCAGGCATTGGAGGCGCTGTAGTATCTACATTAAAAAATACTATACTAGAGCACCTTGAGCAAAAGGCAAAAGAAGACGACGACGTGTACTTTACAGAATACAACGAGGCTGACGTGCTTATAGAAGCTCTTAATCTTTCACCGCCAATAGGTATTAAATCTAGAAAGCTAGTTAGTGGTATGCGTACTTGGGAGTATAATCAAGAGGTTATAGACCAAATGCCTATGACAGATATTGATAATCCTATATATGACGCTTCGTTTTCTGTAACAGAGGCTGTAACTAACATACCTTTAAGTAGGCTTCACAGTAAGTTTGAAAATCTCAGAGAAGCCATGGACTCTGATAATGAAACCTGGAAACGAGCTGCCATGTTCTTAGGCTGGAACAAGTGGAGTTTTGGTATTAAAAACCAAGACGTAGTAGATGCTAAAGGTGAAATAAAAGAAATTAAAGCTGCAGAGGCAAAAGAAAGAAGAGAGCAAAAGAAAATAGAAAGAGAAGTACAGAAAGCTGACGAAGAGCTTCAGGTTATTGAAGACAATAAATTAGATCAAGACGAGGAAAGAGAACAAGGCGCAGAAGAAGTTAAATGCGCAGCGGTAAGTAGATCTGGCAAGCGCTGTTCTAACACTGCTTTACCTGGCAAAAGCTTTTGCACAGTACACGATGAGGTACCTCAACAAGCTAACGAAGTGCAATGCTCACATATAAAGGACGACGGTAAACGTTGTAAAATGAAAACAAAAAATAAATCAGGAAAATGTTACTACCACGATTAAGTTTATTATTAACTTTATTATTTAGCTGTACTATAGTACAAGCTCAAGAGCTAAAAAAAGCCTTTAAGTTCTCTACGTTTTATGCAGCTGTTAATGGAGGTAACTCTGTGTCAGATCAGACTACATACTCTGTTACTAGTGGGTTAACTCAAGAGACTATAGCTACGCCGTTTGACTACAGCTTATCTATGGGCGTTCGTAAAATCGCTAGGTTTGGTTATGAAAACAGAGCTCAAGCTTTTTACGACGGATCAGAGACATCTTGGTCTGCTGACGCGAATATAGGTAAGCGTAACGGCATAGAGTTTCTTGGAGAAGTTACGTACGAAAGACAACAAGGCAAAGAGTTTTTTAATCAGCATCACTTCTTTCGCTACATCGGAGACAAGGTTATGGCAAAGGTTGAATACGTTGAAGATGGGTTTGCAGACATCGAATACTTTGAGGCGTCACAACGATTTCGGCTCAAGCTCGGTAACAAGTTTTCTTTGCACGCAGGTGTTGCACAACGTATCTCAGAGCCATACGGATATGATCCACTTGAAGAGTGGAAGCTTTCTAACGGAGACATACACTATACTTACCTCGCAATTGAAGAAGGGTATTCACACAACCTTACTACAGGCGAGTACCTCGCTCCTGACGGAACAGTCGTTGCAACAAACACTGAAGTCTGGGAGGCAGTCACTATCCCTAACATCTTATCTGAATACACTGCTAGAAAAAGAAATGAACTCTCTCGTCAGTGGAATTACTCAGTGGTTGCCGGCTTCGACTTCTATCACTTTACAGACGACTTCTGGTTCCACTCATGGGGAAACGTTTTACCCTACCATTACGACACTGGAGGTGAGTATATGTATCACAATACAGTAGGTGGTCAGTGGCTTGATTACTCAGGCGGTTTAATATTTGGACACAGATTTAACAAGCACTTAGGTGTATTCTTAGAAGGTAGATATTATAAGTACTGGAATAGAGAGTGGTACAACTTTAAGTGTGGAGCAAACTATGTAATCTTTTAAGATATGGCAAAACAAATAGGTGAGGATACTAAAGTAACACTAGACCTCAAAACAATTGGTATGGCAGGCGCTGGACTAGCAGCCTTGATTGGTTTATATTTTACGCTACAAGCTGATATAGCTTTGGCTAAAGAACTACCAGAGCCGTTACCTCCAGATGTAACTCGCATGGAGTTTGATATGAAAGACAAACTAGTGCGTCAGACTATTATGACTACACAGGAAGATGTGTCTGAGCTCAAAGAAGATCTTGATCGTATCGAAGAAAAAATTGATAAACTAAAGTAATCATGGAAACAGATACAATGAACTGGAGAACCACGCTAGTATATGCGTTGCTATTAGTTGTAATGCTTGTTGGTGGCATGGCTGTTAGTGCACAAAACCTATGCGGTAGTGATATCTGCGTTGTGCAATTTAACGCTAGCTGGAACGCTAGTAATAATGTTGACTACTTAGAAAATCTTACTGACTGTGAAATCATGAACGTCAACATTGATGAGGGTAGCTATCAAAATGATTACAAAATAGTTGTAGTACCTACGATTATAGTGTTTAACGGTAAAGAGGTAGAGAGGTTTCAAGCTAACATAATGATGGAGATGGAGGCTACTAAGAAAGATGTGCAAGGGGTTATTGACGGAATTATATATAGTGATTTTTAAATGAAGAAGTTAGGATACATATTTGTAATACTGTTTTGGCTTTTAGCTAGCGCAGCGTTTGGACAAGGTAGTTGGTTAGATATTACTGTTCAGCCAGATAACTACGCTGGTGAAACGTCATGGGAGATACTACAAGGCGACGAAATAGTTGCTGCTAGCCCACCATATCAGAACAACACTCTACTAACTGTAACAAAGTTTTTACCAGCAGGTGATTACGAGTTTGTTATGATGGATGCTTTTGGCGATGGTATATGCTGCGCGTTTG